CGGAATGTGGTTACCATTTCGTCTTATTCACTTTAATTTTCTGCCCCTGGCCCTTCTTTTTAACATTGGCGGGGTCGTAGTTCTCTCCTTCGTCGTCGTCGGAGTTCATGTCCTTCGAGATTTCCCAGAACTCTTTCGAGCCCAGCTTGAACGGGCCGTGCTGCTGCGCCTTGTACCACGAAATCTGGTCCTGCAGCTTGTTCGATTTCACGTTGTTGTTAATGACTAAACATTCAAAGTTCTCGGTGCACTGGTCCATGACCTGGCAGAACGATTCGAAGGTGGGGAACATGCCCGCGTAGTTCTCGTAAATGCGCTTGCGGTTCGCAATGTAGGGTTCGCGCAGGATGAACACGTAGTCGATGTTCGTGCGCAGGTTGGGCGGGATACCCAGCGGGTACTGCATCGTGATCACTAACATGATCTTCCAGTGACGCCCGTTCATAAAGAGGAGGCGCATCATAATGTCCTTCGTCCAGCGGTTGTCGTAGAGGCAGTCGTCTAAAACAACGAACGTGCGCGGGTCGATGGACGATTTCTTGTAGGTTTCAATCTCCTTTTTCATCTGTTTTAGAACGGCTTTTTGGCGTTTCAGGATGTTTTCGATGATTGCGGTATTGTACTGGTCGTGGATGAACAGTTTAGGCACATGTTCGCCGAAAAACCCGTTCCCCGCTTCCGTTCCCGAAATCACGGTGCCGATGGGGATGTCCTGGTGGTAGTACATTAAATCCTGAATGAGGAAACTTTTTCCGGTGTCTCTGCGCCCGATGAGCACGATGACCGGCCCCTTGTTTTCGTTCGGTTTGAAACTGATCGAACGCATATCGAATTTAGACAATTCTAAATTCATGGTTGTGGGTTGTGGGTTGTGGGTTATGGGTGGTGGGTTGTGGGTTATGGGTGGTGGGTTGTGGGGTGTGAACGCGAATTATTATGTTTACGGTAATTAATTATAAATATTGATGATACAAATATTAATATTGCAGGATTTTAAAATCGTGAAATAAACGATTTTAAAATATTATAGTATATTATATTATTATATACATAATTATTATTAATTTTAAATTACATAGAAATTATTAAGGATGAGTGATATTGCTCTTGCGGCGGTGGAGGTTGATAAGGGCGAAAGTGGCGGATTGAGGGTTATTGATACCTCCGCCGAGCTGGTGACTGATCCTAAAGGACAAATCCGCGGGTCGAGGCCGGTGGTGGAGGAGGCGACGTCGGCGACGGGGGCGTCGGCGTCGGTGCCGCCGCCGGTGGATGCGGCGGATGCGGCGGCGGGGGGGCCGCTGGGGTCGTCGGGGGCGTCGGGGGCGGCGTTGCCGGCGTCGGATGCGGCGGTGGTGCCGCTGGAGAGGGTGTCGGCGACGAGGGCGTCGAAGTCGGATGGGATGATGCGAGGAAGGGTGTCGGGGGGGCTGGTGGATGAGGCGGCGGCGGCGAGGGTGTCGGGGAGGGTGGCGGTGCCGGATGCGGCGCCGAGGGAGGCGGATCTGGCGGTGCCGGCGGGGTCGGGGAGGGTGTCGGCGGAGGCGGTGGTGGGTCCAAAGGCGCCGGCGGATGAGGCGCTGTTGAGATCGGCTTCGGTGTCGTCGATCGCTAGTAGCGATCCTGGCGATTCCCCGTTGATGAAAATCGTTGGACCAGGCCTTATAGACCTCGCTGCGAAGTTTCCATACAACGATGGAGAGACCGACCCTGCAAAAAAATCCGCTGCAGATTTTATAAAAAAACTCAATGATTATGTTATTAAATTAGAAGAAGCAGGAGCAGTATTAGGAGGAGGAGGAAGATCGCGCCGCGCGCTTAAACGGATTATGAAAAAGTACAGTCGGCGTGTCAGTCGAAAACGAGGAAAGCGCGTTAAATCGTCGGCTCAATGAAACGACCGACCCGGATAATTATTTACTAAAGTGAATAGAGTATTAAAGTGAATAGAGTACTAAAGTGAATAAAGTGAGAGTGGACAATATTTTTTTATAATTTATTTATGAATAAATTATAATATTTAGTAGTATATTATAAGTGATTAGATAAATTTAATTTTATAACTATAAAACGATTAAAATGTTCAAATCATCACCTCAAACGGAAATGTTTACCAATGACAAGTATACTCAACGTGTTGTAGGATATCTGAAAGTATTATCACAAAGCGGTAATTTTGATTGGTTTGGAGTAAATTACGAAGGAAATTTTATAACCAAAAAAGACACTGTAGATGCTTATATGCCGTCTGATTATATATTAGACACTGCTGCTCCTACACTATTTGGTGAACGTACGGGATTAACCATAACCAAACCAGAATTTGACATTGTGATTTCACAATTAAAAAATCGAACTGATTATAAAACCCTTCAACTCGGCACTGTTCCTGCTGTTGTTCCTTCTGTTTCTTCTGCCGCCGATTCTGACGACACAACAATATTTAATTTGCTCAAGAACCCTAATGATATTGCATTTTTTTTAGTTGACTTGACCACTAACAGATTATATACATGTACAAAAGACGGAAATAAATTTATTGTTAAGTGGAACGAGCCCATACCCGTCGTCGAGATCCCATCCGCCCGCTGGTCTAATGTATGGTCATACATCCCATTTTGCACTGTAACTAATTTGTCGGCGCCTAAAGATGGAGAGATTGATTTTTATCCGAGAACAAAAACCAAGTTAACCGGTGATAAATTTAAATTCGATGCCGCCCCCCCCAACTACAAAAAAATACCACCGCCGTTCAATTTGGTAATTTATTCACTTGGACCAAGAAAAACATTTCAAGAGGTGTTAGCTGCTGTACAAAACAAACTTGGGGCTGCTCCCTCCACAGAAGTGTCAAATGTGTCTGAAACAAATAACAGACAACTTGCATTTGTAAGGGACTTAAAAGACATCGGTTGTAATGGTGATAGTTCACTCGATTATATATTAGATGCCGAAAAATGCGTAAAAATTACCGCTCTTATGGAGAAACTTAATGTGTCGCAGACCACAGGCGGGCGGCGCAGTAAACGGAACAAGCACCGACGCAATAAGCGAACCGTATCGCACCGCGGTCGCGGCCATAAGCGGTCGCGACGTGTTGATGGTGGAAGTCGTAAATGCGGTAAAAAATGCAGGCGCAAACACACTCGCAAGTAGAGTAGACTGCATGATGTTTTGTTATTATATTAATTATATAAACGTTTTTATATAATTTTACGAGGGGGTGCAGGGAGGGGTTGCAGGGGGCGCTCGTCGCCCCCTGTACGGGGGTGCGGGGGGGGCGCTCGTCGCCCCCTGTACGGGGGTGCGGGGGAACCATCGGTTCCCCCGAGTGGTCCCCCCGTTTACATGAGGCTCCAAGCTTCGTGGTTGAACGGCGCAACGAGAATTTCCGAAATCTTGTTCCGCCAGTGGTCCACGCGTTCCTGGTGTTGCAAGTCGTTCATATTCTTGGGATAAATGGGGGTCTGCTGCATGAGTTTCGCGGCGTCCGCGGTCATTGGGGGTTTGTTTCCGTAGCAGTTCACGCCGTATTTGCTGTCGGTTTTATCAATGTATCCGCCGTTCACACCGGGCCGGCCGCAGTCGTGTTCGTGCCCCTTAATTTTCTGCAGTTTGCGCCACGTGTCCTTCTGCGTGGGAAACAGCGCCATCTGGTTATCGGACCAGCCGTACGAGCACCATTCCGCGCCCTTATTGTAGGCCTCCTCCATTTCGTTGTATGAAGCGAGCCGCGCGCCGTATGCGTCGCAGATGGCTTTCGCGTCGTCGTAGTTGTAGTAATTGCCGGGGATGTTGAACACCTGTTTCTGCATTTTAAGCACGGGGAGCGCGGTGCTGCCGTTGGGTTGTTCCACCGCGATATCGATTTCGGGGTGCTCTGAAAACAAGTTGCGAACTTCGGCAGTTAAATTCACGTTGAACAGGTACTGCGCCCCGTTGACGAAAATGAGCACGATGAAAATGGCCCACACGAGGATCTCAAACAGTCGGGTCAACCGCGGGTTTGAATTTGCCAAATTTGAGCCCGAGTCCGACGATGATGATGCCGATGATGATGATGAGAATACGCTAAATAATCCACCGGAGGAGCCGGAGCCGGAGCCGGAACCAGCGCCGTCGCCTAAAGACGAGAATAAGAGATAGAACACGACAATAATGACAAACAGGAATACAACGGTTACGGGGTTTCCCTTGTTAGCCCCTGCAATCCCGAACGTCGGGTTCTCCACGCTGGTGGTGGGGTTGTAATTTATATTCATTTATTTATTTATTATTATTATTTACTACTATTAAATATACTATTAAATAATACTAATAAATAAATATTAATGGTATTAATTTAAATTATTATTAATTTTAAATTTTAAATAACATATAAACTATAAACTATAAACTATAAACAAACATAAAACAAATTAATAAAAAAGATGATCCCCATCATATTCGACATTATTGGTGCAATATTCGGGGTCGGGGTTGTGTCGTGCTGTTACAGTAACCGTAAAAATATTTGAGGATGAGAATTGGATGATCATCATGCTACTGCTGCTACACTGCTGCTACTGCTGCTAGTGCACTCGCCGCCTGTAGAACAAACAGTACGCCACGCTGCTTTCTAAATGCGTCATGTTTGTAGCTTCGCTCACGTGGGTATCGTTGAATGTGAACCATCGGCCGTCGGCCACGCGGACGGTGGCGGTATAGTGCCCGCCACCGATCGCCCCGTGGTGATTACACACCCCGTATAAATCGTAAACGTATTTTTCGGGGTTGTACCCTCGCACGTATTTGGCGAAGGACGCGTTATTCAGCGGAATTTCAATGACCGCGTTATTCTTTTTAAAGCGCCCAAAATGAGCGGTGGGAACGAACCGTTTCAGGTCAATCACCATAATTTCGGGCATGCTCCAAAACCCGATGAATTTATCAACGGCTTGGTGTCTCCCGGTGGCTTCGTTGAACCACGCGTTCTCGCCGTCCAGCCGCTCGCGCTCGCAGTATGCGTCAAAGCAGTCGTAGAGCGTGAGCCCGGGCTTCTGGATTTGCGGGATTTGCGGGATGCACATGTTCAGCACGGAATACGGTTCCGGTTTGGCGCTTAGCACGCGATAAGGTGTCGAAGACGCCGAAGAAGGTGTCGAAGACGCCGAAGAAGATAGAGAAGCCGGGGAGCAAGAACAGGAGCAGGAGCAGGAGCAGGAGCAGGAGCAGGAGCAGGAGCAGGAATACGCGGGTTCCGCAATGATGGACATCTGAATTCCGTAAAACATGTCCAGACATTCGGAATAGTCGCTGGCGTAGCGCTGTTTCAGCATGTTGTAGCACTGTATCGCGACGGTATCGGTTGGATTTTGTTCCACGCCGTCGACGCGCATGACGACGGGGCGCGCGTACGCGTTATGAAACGCGTCGAATAAAAACAGCAGAAACTCGGAGGTGTCGCTCTGGTCCAGGCCCTGGAATTCGGCATTATTCGTTTCTCGCGCGACGCGCTGAATGGCCGCCAAGAACCCGCCGGGTGATACCGTGCAGTTCTGGTTCCAGAGAATTTTGCGCAGCGCGTCCCATTCGTCCAGGAGAACCGCGTTGGGTTTTCGCGCCGACAATGTGGCGCGGCGAGTGGACAGGTGCACGTTGTCCAGCAATTCGTGTAATTCGTACGTGTGTGAAAGCACGCTGAGGCACGCGTTCATGTAGCACGTGTTCCCCCTATTGGCGATACCGGACAAGCCGCGACCAACGTATTTTTTATGTGCGCGGCTGACCGCCATATTTGTTTGTGATTTCTGGGGTTTCATTAACGCAGGAGTATTGGATTATTATAAATGTGTACATTTTTGTATTTATTATTTATTGTTAATTAATTAATTAATTAATTAATTAACTTCATCCATCCGTTCATCCATCCGTTCACCCATCCGTTCACCCATCTATGCTTTCCGTCGTTGTGTTGTAGCATTTCGTTCCGTGCTTCCAAACCCTTGATCGCCGCGCGAGCTTTCACTCAATGCGCCGCCGCCGCCGCTGTTGGTGTCGTCGTCCACGTCCAGGATTTGGACCCGCAAGTCGGCCGGCGCGTAAATGCGCTCAAAAATAAGCTGGGCTATTTTATCCCCGGGCGAAATGCGGTACGCGCTGGTACCGGGATTGTACATGATCACTTTAATTTCGCCGCGGTAGTCGCTGTCAACCACGCCGGCGTTCACCATGAGCCCGTAACTGAACGCGAGCCCGCTTCGCGGGGCGATGCGCGCGTAACAGTCGCTCGGTATTTCGAGCGCTATCCCGGTTGGAACCGTGATCCATTCGCGCACGGGGATGACGGCGTGTACGCGCGCCGAAATGTCCATTCCGGCACTGCCGGGCGTGGACGCGGTTGGGACAATTGCGTCCACGGTCAGCCGTTTGAATTTAATGTCTGCCATATTATTGGGTATGTTGTGGGGGGTATGTGGTTGGTATGGGTATGATTTTAAGTTATTTTATTATATTAATCGCGCGCGACGAGTGCTTCGTCTAATTCTATATCGGCGGCGGGCGATACCCATTTTATTTCTTCGTGTTCGCTTCTTACGACCTCCTCCTCCGTCTCCTTTAGTTGTGCGGTTAGTTTCACAGGTTATACCGATCGACGGAGCTCCATTGGGTGGTGCAAGTGTACCAATCGTGCAGTGGTCCCTTATAAAATTGTTAATTGTAGACGTTCTTTGTTTTGGAGGAATGGATGCCGCATCTCTACACGCTATTTCAATTTCCGATAGGTGTATCCGGTAGTCACGATGGGTAGGTTCATCACCGGGTTATTTGGATTATGTCTCATCATATTTATTTACACGTCGTTACAAATATTCTTAATATATTATTATTATTAATTATAATATATTATATATTAAGAATAAGTTAAGTCATTAATAATATTACATTACATACGTTACAGATTAAAATGTTTGAGAAACGCGATCTCGTATTTAGCCTGGACCCCAAGACCCGCGAATATCGGGGAGGTGGTTATATTTTTAATTCGGAACTGTTGAACGCGGGTGCACCGCCGCTCATTGCCGCCGCCGCTGCGGATATGGGGGGTGGAGGTGGAGGTGGTGGAGGCGGAGGCGGACGCGGGTCACCTCGTCGTTCGAATTCGCATTCGCATACAAAAGTGTCGTCCATGTTGATGAAATCGGGAGATCGCGCAATTCCGGCCGGGCTCTTGCTCATGAATATGGCTCTTAATGCGGGCGACGCCGCCGCATACGCTGCAACCGTCGCGCAGTCTTCGGCATCGTTTTCATCAACGTATGACGATTATCGGGCTCGGGCCATGGGTGGCGGAGGCGCCAAAGGCAAAAATCATCGTCATCATAATGATGATGATGATGATGATGATGATAGTGATAGTGATGATAGTGCATCATCATCGTCTAGCAAGCACCGCGCTGCCGTTCCAGTTGTGTCGGACGACTTGTATACAATGCTTTTAAAAATGGTAGCCCCGGGTAACGTGAAAAAATATTGGTCGAGTAACCCAGTTACGGCTCGCAATCGCAATCATCAAGCACAACAAACGCAACAAACGCAACAAACGATGAGCGGCACGAATAAGCGCACAACCGTGCGCCGACGCCGGGACATTAATTAATATTAAGAACGACGGCGACGAGAAAACCGTCTAAATGTGGCCGGAGTTATAGATCTACCGGACGACGACGACGACGACGACTTGCGCTTTTTCATGGAATGCTGCAGCGCGTAGAGACCGAACGGAACGAGCGCCTGCTGCACAATCCCACCAAGTCCCGGGATAAATCCTCCGCGCTGTTTGCGCGCACGAGAACGAGTATTCTTGCTCTTGCGGTGACCGCGTCGTCGGCGACCTCCTGCAAGTTTAAACTGTTGAAGTATAGAATTAAATCCACTCATGGTACCTTTATCTTCTTGTGCTGCTTGTGGTGGTGTTGACATTTTAGCGCGTATAATGTATTAATGATGTATGGTATAATTGTATAATACTACTTCAGAAAAAATTTTATTATTAATATTAATATTAATATTAATTAATTTTATTCATAGTAATGATAATTTTAAAATTAATAATAAAATAAAGTATCGAAAACCAAAATAAGTAAAAAGCAGTTAAAAATAGTAACGCACATAATGGTAAACGTTAACCCACCCAATCCCACCCAATCCAATTTTAAAGTTCTAAAGTTCTAAATTATCTATCCTATGCCGGCAGGTGACTACATTCATAATTTAAACCAACCGTTCCATTTTGAAAATATTGAACTGGCAACTCCAAAAAATGGGTTGCAAGGCGGAACATACTTCACCAATTTAACGTACAATCAAGAACCGCTGTATGCGCAAACACCTAAATGCGGAACGCGGCAAGGGATTGTTTTAAACGGTAAAAAAGCGCATTACGACATTGTTCTGGATTCCGCGGACGACGGATCCGTCGCGGACCAGACCGCGTTCATCGAGTGGCTTGAACGCGTGGAAGAGCGCGTGATCGACCTGCTTCACGAGCGCGGAAAACTGTGGTTTATGAACGAGCTGTCGGCCGAAGACATACGCTCCCTGTTCACGTCACCCGTGAAAGCGTATCGCGGCGGAAAACAACTTCTCGTCCGCGTAAATGTGTTGCCCAGTAAAACAAATCCCAGCCAGTTTGGGTGCAATGTGTTTGACGAGACGGAAAATGCGGTCCAGGTAGGATACATTAAACCCGAACACCAGCTGATTTCCATTGTTGAAGTGTCGGGCGTTCGGTTCACTTCTCGCAGTTTCCAGCTTGAACTTGCGACAAAACAAATAGCAGTTTTAGCAAATACTCCGTTGTTTGAAACGTGTCTCATCAAAAAAAATATCGTCCCCGCATCACCGTCATTACCGGCACCAGCACCAGCACCGGCACCAGCACCGGCACAAACACCAGCTCTGCCCTCTCCCTCAGTGCCACCACCGCCGCCTGTAACCGCCTCCGAAACCAAAATACGTTCTACTTCTGCAATCGGACTTGCGGAGTATGATTTAGACGCGCACGCGCAACCGCCCGCAACGGAGGCAATCACAATTAAAAAACCGCTTGAAGTGTATTATGCAATGTATAAAGCCGCCAAGGAACGGGCCCGCGCCGCCAAAAAGGTCGCAATCGAATCGTATTTAGACGCACGGCATATAAAAAATACTTATAAATTGGATTTAGTTGGGGAAACGGACGAGAGCGATGAGGATGATGACGAAGACGATGATGATGATGATGATGATGATGATGATGATGATGATGATGATGATGATGACGAGGATGACGAGGATGACGATGAAAATTCAAAACAAAATCTGGTTACCGCTACCGACACAGCCAATCCCAATCGTAAGCATAAGCATAATGCACCCATTACCATTCTTGGAACCGTTTCACTCAACGTTGACGAAATTATAAGATAACGCATCCACCGCCTCTCTATCTCTCTATCTCTCTATCTCTCTATCTCTCTATCTCTCTATCTCTCTACCACTTGGACCTGAATGAAACAAAATTTAGTTTGTTTAGCATTTTTAGTTTATGTTTGATTGATTGATTGATATTTATTTTATTATTTGTGTAAATTAAATAAAATAAATAAAATCAATAAAAATATTTTATCATTTATTTTATATATAATAATAATAAACAACAGCGCAACATATATACCCCATTACTAAGAGAAATGAATTCGGCAATTAAAGATTTGCAGAGAAATTTTAGGCAGCATCACTTAATCGTAATTTTAGGAGCTATTGTCTTGATATGGGCAATCTATCAATACTCCACCGATAAAGGATTTTTCCCGGAGAAGTTTGGCCAGAATGGACCCCAGCACGGACCTCAGATGCCCCCCGCATCCTCCGCCGCGAATGCTGGAACCGGCTACCAGCCTTCCAGTGGAATGCAGGGCAACGAATACGAGGACGTTACCGGCATTCAGGGCCCTTCCGTGTCCGCCCCCAGCTGCACAAAGGGCGCCGTCGCAACCCCGGGCGACCTTCTGCCCAATATGAACATGCTGCCCAAGGACCCCAACAGCCAGTGGGCGCAACTTAACCCCTCCGGTAGCGGCGATTTGATGAACCAGAATTTGCTTAGCGCCGGGTTTTTAGCCGGTATCGACACCATCGGCAACACGATGAAGAACCCCAACCTGCAAATCCGATCCGAGCCCCCCAATCCCCAGCTGAACGTCGGCCCTTGGAACAACAGCACGTTCTCCCCCGACCTCATGCGCACCCCACTTGAGATTGGATGCGGTTCGCAGTAAGATGCGTAAAACCTATAACCCATAGATAGTAAGTAACCTCTATAACCTATAACATTATAACATATAACCTATAAAAATATCTTATCATTAAAATATTTTTTAATATATATATTAAGTAAGTAGTGTAAGTAACATAAGTATAAGTATAAGTAACATCAATAAGCAAATTATTATTATTATTATAATATGAAAATCGACATTTTAGGGTACGTCATAATTTTTTTCATTGTGGTGGTGTGCCTGAAAATGTACCAGGAGTCGGACATGTTTAATTTGAAGTGTATCGTGTCCACCGTGGATGGAAACAAGTACTGCGTTCGAGAGCGCGCCCGTTTGGAAGAGTCGGCCGACATGCTGGCACGAATTACCCAGAAAATGAAAAAAGTCGTTACCGTTGTGGGCGAAAAATACCCGGACCGTCCCAACGTGAAACGATTGGTAACTCGGTTTAAACCCGAAAAAGTTTCGGAAACGCTGCCAACCAGCGAGTACACCGCATACAGCGAAAACAAGGGCGAGAAACTCGCGTTCTGCTTGAACACCACGAAAAAAGGCAGTAAACTGATTGACGAAAATACGCTCGCGTTTGTGGCGCTGCACGAGCTGAGCCATATCGCGACCGAAAGCATTGGCCACAAGGATGAATTTTGGGACAATTTCCGGTTTTTAATTAAGGAGGCCAGCGATCTGCACATTTATACGCCAATCGACTACAAAAAAGACCCCAAAAATTATTGCGGGATGACTATAAGCGACAGCCCATATTTTGATAATTAAATAATTAAATAATTAAAACAAATCATTTCATAAAACGTATAAAAAAATTGAATACGTTTTATAATAATATACTATTTACATTATAGATATCGTTCATTACCGGACAAATTATTCAAATCAAATGCAGACCCGCGCGACCACAGCCACCCCAGCCTCATCAGCCACCCCAGCCTCATCAGCCACCACAGCCCCAGCCTCAGCCACCACCACAGCCACCCCAGACGCAACCAATGCTGACCACGCATTTCAGACCCCGCCATCATCATTCTCAATCAAGGATACTGTGCGTCGTCGGTTGTTTGACCGCGCGCCGAAACATGTTACCGCCACTGTCGCCACTGTCCCCACCACAGCTGTCCCCGCCACAGTTACCACCGTCACTACTGACTGCTCCACTCAATACGATCCGGCCGACTTTACTGGATCCGAAGAAATACATCAATGCTCTATATGTCTATCTGACAAATGTTGTGAGGTTGGTTCAAAAAATACAAATACATCCACAACAGAGTGCGGGCATGTGTTTTGCACATCGTGTTTGTTGAAGCATTTGACATTTCACAATACGTGCCCCAATTGTCGCGCGGAAATCGAACCTGCGCGAAAACAGGTCATTGAACAACTCACCGCAAATGTGGTTGCAAACATTATTGAGGGCGAAGAAATTACAGTTGACGTGACGCGCAGAATTGCAGTCATTGGGGCGTTTCGTGAAAGCGAAGCGCGTAACGGCATGATAATGTCGCTCGTTCGCGAATTTGCGTTTGGTGTGGGACACAGTCTCGCCGCGTGGCAAGGAACCGATGAAGCGCAGTATCACTCATCATGGAACGAATTTGAGTACACCCAAGTGGACGATGATGAAGATGAGGATGATGAAGAAGATGAAAGTGACGATGATGACGAAAGTGACAACGGAAGCATTGGAAGCATTGGACTTGGAAGCATCGGAAGCATCAATTGCCACAATCAAAACGACGACCAAGAAGTTATCGATGCAGCCAATGAACTGTCTGCAATTTCCACAGTTTCGGCAATGTCACGCGCAGATGTTCAATCACCAATATTTCGCACAATTCGCCCTGTGCCCATGCAAGCACTGCAAGCACTGCAACCTGTGCAACCTGTGCAACCTGTGCAACCTGTGCAACCTGTGCAACCTGTGCAACCTGTGGACCCTGTGCAAGCCATGCAAGCAGCTGCCGTACAAACCATGCAAGATGTGGCAGTGCAAGCTATGCAAGCAGTGCAACTTCAAAATTCAGAAATTCAAAGGCTTGCGCGGTTACGGGCAGACATCGATTTCAACAATGCGCGCACGTATACAACGTGGGGCATAATTATCCGACTTACAATTTTGGCCTACGCAATCTACATGCATATGTAAGGGGCCCGGGCATGCGTCCCGCACCCCCACCCCACCCCCCATGTGTGTATAATAAAAATAAAAATAAAAAACCTTTTGTTGTTTTTATTATTCAAATCAAAAATAATATAAAATTGAAACGATTAATATGAAAGTGTATATAACCATATTAGTAATCGACGATCCATTCTATTCAATGTCGGCCGACGCAAATGCTGCATCTCTTTCAAAATATCAAAAAATGACAGACCTGGAACACGTTCTCAAGAAACCAGACACATACATTGGCTCAATCGAGCCATGCGAAACGACCGATTTTATTACAACGACTGATAATAGTGGTGGAGACACTCTTGCCAACATTACGATGGTGCGAAAACCGTTCAGGTATATTCCCGGACTGTACAAGCTGTTTGACGAAGGTATTGTGAACATGCGCGACCATGTTGTGCGTCAGGCGCAGGCGGTTGCTGACGGAAAGCCGGACGCGATGCCCGTAACTTGCCTCGAAATCACGTGTTCTGCAGCGGATGGCACAATATGCATGACCAATGACGGTAACGGCATTGATGTGGCGATGCACCCCGAACACCAAATCTGGATCCCAGAGATGATTTTCGGGCACTTGCGCACATCAACAAACTACGACGAGAACAAAAAAGAGAAAATAGTTGGCGGGAAAAACGGGTTCGGTTTCAAGCTGGTTCTCATTTGGTCCACCTGGGGCGCAATTGAAACCGTTGACCATGTTCGCGGCCTCAAATACTACCAGGAATTTCACGCCAACTTGACATCCATAACACCCCCCAAAATCACAAAATGCACAAAGACAAAACCGTATACAAAGGTAAGTTTCCGCCCGGATTACGCGCGCTTCGGCATTCCCGGCAAGGTTCCGACCGCAGACATGATGTCGCTCTTTATGAAACGCGCATTTGATATTGCAGCCGTAACCGACAAATCCATTCGCGTGAAATACAACGGCGAAACGGTTCCCGTGAAGCACTTCCAACAATACGTCGATCTCTACATTGGAAGCAAGGGCGACGCGAAACGCGCCTACGAATCACCCGACACCCGTTGGGAGTACGTGGTGTGCCTTACACCAACGGACGAATTCGCGCACGTATCTTTCGTGAACGGTATTTACACCCCCAAGGGTGGAAAGCACGTGGAATACATCCTCGGCCAAATTGTGCGCAAACTGGCCGCGCTCATTAAGAAGAAAAAAAAAGTGGACGTGAAACCAAATACCATAAAGGAACAGCTCATGCTGTTTCTGCGCTGCGATATTGAAAACCCGTCATTTTCAAGCCAGACAAAGGACGAGCTCGGTACGAATGTCAGCAGTTTCGGCTCGTCGTGCACCGTGAGCGACGACTTCATTGAGAAAATTGCGAAAATGGGGGTCATGGATGCCGCGTGCGCGCTCACTGAAGTGAAAGATACCAAGGCCGCGAAGAAGACGGACGGCGTCAAATCGCGAACCGTGCGCGGTATCCCGAAACTGATGGACGCTAATTTCGCGGGCACGGACAAGTCCGCGCAATGCACCATCATATTCTGCGAGGGCGATTCGGCAAAGGCGGGTATCGTATCCGGCTTATCAAAAGATGACCGCAATTTCATCGGCGTCTACCCGATGAAGGGCAAAATGTTCAATGTGCGCGGCGAGGCCACAAAACGTATCGCAGAGAACCACGAGATTGCCGAAATCAAGCAAATTATGGGACTTGAGACGGGTCGCGAATACACGTCGGAACTTGTCGCATCCAAACTGCGTTACGGGAAAATCCTCTTCATGACCGACCAGGATTTGGACGGGTCGCATATTAAAGGGCTCGGTATCAACTTGTTCCAATCCGAATGGGCATCCCTTTCCCACATCCCGGGGTTTATCGGGTTTATGAATACGCCCATCCTGAAAGCCACTCGTGGTGGTGGTGGTGGTGGTGGTGGTGGCGGTGGTGGTGGTGGCGGTCAAACGCGACTGTTCTACAATGACGGCGAGTACGAGGAGTGGAAGCGCACGCTTGCGCCGACCGCGGAGGAACAAGACGCCGCACTCAAAGCCTGGAATATCAAGTATTACAAGGGGTTGGGGACAAGTACCAGCAAGGAGTTCAAGGAGTATTTTGAGCAGAAGAAAGTTGTATCGTTTGTGCACGGTGGCGCCGCGTGCGACGACGCGATTGATATGGCATTCAACAAGAAACGCGCCGATGATCGCAAGACGTGGCTTACCGCATATTCGCGCGAGACGTTCTTGGACACGCGTCAGCCCGAAGTATCGTATTCCGATTTCATTGACCGCGAAATGATACATTTCTCCGTATACGACAACGAGCGATCCATTCCGAACCTCATGGACGGCCAGAAGCTGGGCCAGCGCAAAATCCTGTACGCGGCATTCAAAAAGGGGCTCACTCGGCAGGAAATCAAGGTGGCGCAATTCAGTGGGTACGTTTCCGAACACTCCGGATACCACCACGGCGAAGCCAGCTTGAACGCCACCATCGTCGGAATGGCACAGAATTATGTGGGGAGCAACAACATCAACTTGTTCGAACCCAACGGTCAGTTTGGATCTCGATTAGTCGGAGGCCGAGATGCTGCGAGTGAAAGATACATTTTCACGGTTCTCAACCCGTTAACGCGTCTGTTGTTCCGTCCCGAGGACGACGGCATCATGAAATATTTGAACGACGACGGCGAGATCGTGGAACCCGTATTCTATGCTCCCATAATTCCGATGATTTTAGTGAACGGCACAAAAGGGATAGGCACCGGGTTCAGCACGGACATAATGTGCTACAACCCGACGCAGATCATCGCTTACATGAAGGCGCTCATTTCGGATGCCGATTCCGCGGACACTTCGGACATTTCGGAGAGCGGACTTGCCATAGCCATAGAGCCATACTATCACGGGTTCAGGGGAACCATTGCGCGCATGGCCGACCCGACAACAGTAGCAGCACCAGGCCCGGCAAAGTACGCTATTAAAGGCGTGTATGCAACAATCGATGATAACAAAATACGCGTAACCGAGCTGCCGGTCGGATACTGGACAGAAGATTTCAAGGCGCATCTGGAGGCGCTAATGGAGCCTTCAACCGGCGGGTCCGCCGCCACTACGGCCGCGCCACCATTCGTGAAGGAATATTGTGACATGAGTACCGACACGGTCGTCGATTTCACGATTACTTTGACGCATCCGATAAAGGACGCCGATCGGTGTTCTGCAGGTGCAACCGAATGTAACGCGCTTGAAAAGGCGCTGAAGCTGTATACGACGCAAACCACGTCCAATATGAACCTGTTTGACGAGCGAGAACAGCTGCACAAGTATGATACCGTCTACGAAATCGCGCGCTCGTTCTTTCGCGTGCGGCGGACCATCTACGATCAGCGCAAACAATCAATGCTGGCGAAACTCCGAAATGAACTGCTGGTTCTCAGTAATCGGGCGCGATACATTCAGGAGCAATTGGACGACACGCTCGATTTGCGCCGTCAAAAACGCGACGATTTGTTGGCGGTGTTGAAATCCAAGTGCTACGCGGAACATGACGGGGGATACGACTACCTCCTTAAAATGCCAATGGATGGTGTTACCGACGAGAAAGTCGTTGCACTGCTGCATGAGCGCGATACGAAACAGCGCGATTATGACGATCTCGTTCAAACTGGCACCGCCAAACTGTGGATGCGTGACTTGGAAGCGCTTGAACACGCGTATTCTTCGTTGCTCGAGAAACAGCGCATTGCGGCGGAACTGGCACTATCTTCGGCAAAGGCATCTACTGCATCTTCGGATAGGGTACAGCCAAAAGTGAAGAAGCTGATGCTGATTAAGAAGAAGCCTCTGTTTGCTGGTGCTGGTGCTGGTGTTGGTGCTGGTGCTGGTGCTGGTGATGGTGCTGGTGCTACCATTTAGGACAATTAGATCGTCCGAACGGACAATTAGATCTACCGGCAGCAGGCATTCATCGTGAAAGTGAAATGTGAAAAGTAATAAAAAAATTGAAAACTTTTTTATCAAATACTTATAAAGGTAGTGCTTCCATCTTATCGTTCATATCGATCTCCATCAATCCGTCAACAATGTCTTCAGCTTCAGCCGCTTCAGTGGCCAAGGCCAACCTTACCGACAATCAAATCTGGTCACTTGTCAGTGCACAAATAATGGCTGGAATAGACAAAAGCAAAACCGAATGCGATATCTGTTGCGAGGTGTTCACCAAGCAACGTCGCAAACCCATCGTGTGTCAGGCGTGCGACTACGTCGCGTGCAATGCCTGCTACAAAACTTTCCTCACCGGAGATGGCGTCAGCCGCCCAAAGTGCATGAATGAGAAATGCAATACCGAATGGACGCCCACTTTTCTGAAATCACACTTTACAGAGGCGTTTATTTCTGGAGAATTACGCGATCATGCCACAATGATCCTCGTCCAGCAGCAGATTGCGATGCTTGCGGCAACCCAGCCCGCAGTTGAACGCCGCATCAGAATGGTGCAAATTCGAAGTGATATCATAGATATCGACCGCCAGATGAACGACCTGCTCATTCGAAAACGCATCCTGCAGCAGGAGACCCGTATACTTGAACGCGGTGGAAACATTGGCGACGAAGTTGCGGCCGTTTCCGCATTCCAGCACAAGTGTTGCGCGTCAGATTGTCTCGGGTTCGTTTCGTCTGCTTGGAAATGTGGCATTTGCGAGAAATTCTCATGTACACATTGTCACGAAGTCAAGGGCGCCACGACCGAAGAAATCGATGCCCATGTCTGCAACCCAGACAACGTCGAAACGGTCAAACTGCTCAAGGCGGATACAAAACCGTGCCCCGGTTGCGGGACGTACATCCACAAAACCGAAGGCTGCGACCAAATGTTCTGCATCATGTGCAAACAACTCTGGTCGTGGAATACTGGACGCATCGAGGAGCGCGGACACAACCCGCACTACTTGGAATGGATGCGAAGCCGTGCAGGATCCGTTCTCGTTCGCGATCCAGCCGACATTCAGTGCGGTCGTGAAATCGACTGGCGCTTCAACAATATCATGTATTCAACGTTTCGCGAAATCGGGTTACGCAGAATTATATCCGATGACGATTTTGAAAAGTTGCGTGTGGTTTCAAAAACTTGGGCGGAATCCATCGCGCATCTTCGTCACCACGACATTACCGCCTTTCGTGCAAGTGCCGAAACCAGAGTACCGCTTGAAAATCTGCGCATATCATACATGATGAAACAAACCACCGAAAATCATTTCCGCCTGCGCGTTTTCCAAATCCACAAAAATGGAGAAGTTGACCGCCAGATACTCGAATTACTGATTGCGATGCAAAATGCTGCAACAGACATCCTGTACCGTTTTCTGGATACACTCTCGACAATGCTGTCCAATACAGACGAATTACCCCTTACAGCGTCGAAATTAGACAGTGCTAAAAACCAACTGCTCGAACTCTCGGAGCTGCGAAATTATGCGCAACACTGCATCGTCGAGATTTACTCGATGAATTCGAAGACTGCAAAGCATTCATTCAAGAGGGAATACAGTTTCGCACTGACTAATTAAATCTGTTCTGAAATCAAACCAACCAACCAACCCCATCGCACGCAAAAAAACAAAAAATAAAAAACAAAAAACAAAAAAATATAAAATAAAAACTAAACCCTAAACCAAAAACTTTTTTTTATTTTATAAAGGTATAACAAACAAACCAATAACTCCACAAATGGATAATATTCTCGGACCTTTAGACAAACGTTACTGTTTGTATTTTTATTACATCACCATCTTCTTTTTTGTCTTTATAATTTTCACGTTTGTAAACATGTTATACCATGCCTTGAAGAATACCGGTGATACTAAATTTTACGTATCGGGATTTGCAATGATGTTGTCGTACGCAGTATTTTATTTTCAAAACCGCCTGTTGTATTCAATGTGCATTGGCCGAACAACCGATAATTTTTATTAAACATACCATAACCAACATAAATCATACATCATAAATCATAAATCATAAATCATAAATCATAAATCATCCAAACAATATAAAATTTGTAGTTTAAATTGTTTATTATGAGAGAATAATATTCGGTCTCTACTTGATGGAAACGAGAGAAATGGAATGCGAAGAAATTAAGGATAAATCACCGGCAGCGGATCCAGTGGCGCAAAACGAATGTAAAAATAATATATTCAAGAACCCCGTTGATTTGAAGTTGTTTTATTCATTTATCGGTTCAATATGTCCCATAATAAAGACAATTAAGGAGACCGCGTCGTCAAATGAACGCGCATTTTTTACTCTTGATATCATTGCATTTAAACGCGGCATTTTTACGGGGGCAATTGATCCATTCACGCGATACCTGGCCTCCGAATGTTACCACGCCCGGTACAAATTTTACGCGGAACGACCCATGTCGACGCCCTCAGCATTCGCGTATTTTGTTCAAGTTGTTCGACACGTCTGTAAGAGCAGCGGCATTGACATTATTTCAAGTCTGAAATACGAACAGTCGCAATCGAACAAGGTATATTACATAGAAATAATATGAGAGAATAGAGCCAAAATCATGCGTTCGATGGCTAAACTAAAACAAATTAGAGTTAATTCGAGTTGGAGCACCGTGCCCAAACATTACCATATATAAAAGCACAACGCCTCCATAAAATGTGCACCGATCTTGCGCAACCTGTTCCGAATTATGCAGACCATATTTCATTATAATGTAGAGTGCGGCACCAATAAAGAGCGCGTGCACCACCATTGTAAAGCCACCTTCAGCCATTTTATGTAGTGTATTTGTATTGTATTATAGGATATTATAGCATATAATTATATTTTATTTAATTTAAAAATATAACATTTTCCTTAATACCCAATTTCATTGGATTTGTAATGTGCATATTGCATTGTTTGTGAATAGCGCAAGCTCTATCTCATCTTCGTGCACATTGTAAAACACGGTAATGTATTTGCACAAAAGCGATATTAGCTTATATTTTTGCATTTCATCCAGCAAACCATCGTCGGTACTCTTAATAAATGCAAAATAGTTTTCAAAAATGTCAATCACCGAATATCCATGTTCGTGCATGTCATACAGAAGCCTCAGCGCATTCGCCAGGTCGCCGGTTATAAGGCTCGCCGTAAATTGCTCGAAATCTTTTACACAAATGTTCGTGTAAATCATTTTTGCAATCTTAACCGTTAGGGGGACATTCAATATGTATATTTTTTCAATATAATTTACAAGCAGCCGTATCGTGAGATTTGAAAGCGTGATGATGTGGTTTAAAGCTTCCGCATCGATTATATTCAAAGCGATCGTAGGTTCTTCTCGTATAATACGATTTGCAATTTGATACATTGTATCAATGGTTGGAGCCGGCACATTTAAAATGATGTGCCGCGACTGCAAGCTGTCAATTACTTTCTGCAAATTGGTGCAAGACATTATAAAGTGCACGTTGTTGCTATATTTATCAATGCAGTTGCGAAACACTTGCTGGCTTTGTTCATTGATAAGATCAACATCGTCCAGCAGGATTATTTTCTTTTTATTTTTGATGAGGCTGTTTGTCTGACTGAACACTTTTAAATCGTTGCGATAATACTGTATACCCTGTTCCTTTAATGAATTAAGGGCCAGAATATTTTCTTCATTGTACAGCGGACCATAATATTCGCGAATAATTGCAGTTATAAGCGAAGATTTGCCAACGCCCGGGGACCCCGTGATTAGAATGTTCAAACTATTTATTTCAATCAGCGACGTGATCGTATTTTTAAAAACGGTACCCAGTTGCTGAAAATCACCAATGGTCGACGGTTGATATTTAACAACAAATGAATGTTGCGTATCACGATGAGTTTTGGGGTTGACGGTACTATTTACGATACCGCATTCCATATTTACGTTATGTTATTATTAATTATTAAGTATTTTAGAGTGCTTTAATTTTTTATATCTTTTATATCGGCGTTTAAAAATGAATTAAACAAATAGTTTACATAATTAATATAAAATTATTTAAGCATTTTTTATAGTTAGTTACTTGTATGTCCGCGGCACAACGAGAACAAACACTTTACGATACGCTCGGCGTATCTAATACGGCCAGTTTAGATGAAATAAAAAAAGCTTATCGAAAACTATCGTTTGTGCACCATCCGGATAAAAATAATAACGCACCCGAATCAACAATCATGTTTCAAGCCATTGCAGAAGCGTATGCGGTTCTCTCTGATCCAGTAAGTCGAGAGAATTATGATATGGAACAAAAATATGGTTTTAAAAATGGAAATCAGGGTTCTTCTCGATCTCATGCGCGTGCGCCCAATATCAACCCTCACGAACTATTTAATATGCTGTTCGGCGGACTTGGTGGCGCGAATGGTGGAATGAATGTTGACAACGTAGGTCTTGGCGGGCTTGGCGGGCTTGGCGGGCTTGGCGGGCTTGGCAATATTTTTCAAAGTTTAAGCGGAATGGGCTGCGCCGGTGGCGAAATACATATTATTCATGGCGGTGGTGGTGGGGGGTTTGGTGGATTTGGCGGCGGATTTAACCAAATTCACCAAATTCATCCCATGTTTATGCACCAGCAGCAGCAACAGCAGCAACAGCAGCAACAGCAGCAACAGCAGCAACATCAAAAGACCACTTCATCTGAACGGTCAGCGTCCCCTATATACGACGACGACACGGATATCGTACCGGAACCTATTATGAAATCGCTCGACCTGACATTTGAACAAGTGTATATGGGTGGGACTGCCCAAATTAACTATGAACAGCTCGTATATGAGAATAAAACAATGAGCTCAATCAAGCGAAACTCGTTGACAGTTTCAATTCCTCGCGGCGCGCGCCATAATGAGAAAATCATTATTCCAAATGTTGGAAACGTCGCGGCGAGCGGGAAATGCGGTGATGTCCAGCTTTCAATAAATGTGCTTCCGCATGCCGTGTTTGCGCGCGGTGGCGATAATGGCAACAGTCGCGACGACTTAATTCTTCATAAACAAATAACGTTAAAGGAGTCGTTGTGCGGAGTTCAATTCGAGTTTACACACATCAACGGAAAGGCTTATCAAATTGTAAATAAAAGCCCCGGCACGGTGCTTCCGCCCGAATCGGTAAAAACAATCAAAGGGCTTGGCTTCGAACGCGATGACGGTTCTTCTTCAGGATCAATGCAAATCGTTTTCCACGTTAATTATCCCGAAGCGATAAGCACCGAGTTATACGAAACATTGGCGTCCATTTTATAAACGCAGATATTATATTTATATTTATAGTTATAGCGTTATATTTATAAATAATACATTTAAATATATTGCAATATAAATAACTAAACAAACAAATGACGGCGTTATCAAATTCCGAGCAGATGCACGCCATCATTGATGACTTGTTGGCAAAATATAGAACCAATGAACCGATGCTTGTGAAGCTAATTTCCCACGTAAACCAGTTGCCCGCTATCATGGCCGCGCTCGAAGATACGCTGCACCAGCGCACCGAGCGCAAAAAAGTTCTCACGTTAACTTCCGACGAATTTATCGAGCAGTTCTTGTCGGACATCGACCATAATTATTTTTATAATGCCGCGATCGATTTATTTTTCTCGTACAACAACGTTCATTACACAAATGTTGAAGAAGATGACATAATTCACACCGCTCTCACGGCACTTCAGGACTACCCCGACCTTAAACCGTGGAAGTACAAAATTAAAAATCAAATCATAAAGCGCATAAAGGAACGCGAATTGCTTAATTCCATTCCCGAATCGTGCACAATTCAGAGGGTAATCAGTATGGTATACCCCACTCTGTTTACAAGCCGCGATGCGGCAAAACATTTCTTGACAGTTATGGGTGACATTCTGAACCGGAAGCCAACCAGTTACTACTTCATAAGTCCCAAGGCAAAATCTTTTATCAAGGGATTGTCATTAGAATGCTGTGCCCTGTTTGGAATACCAAATTTATCAAACGTATTTAAATTTAAATTTTATGATCATAATTATAGCGAATGCCGTCTTTTAAATGTAAACGAAATCGGGGTCCAAACAATCAACATTGGTGAGTACGCATCGCCGTTCAAGCGCAACCTGGTTGACATGATGTGCGTCGCATCGCATTATTCCAAACGGTTCGGATCTGCTGACTATTTTCTGGAATCGCCGTACTGCAAAGATCCGGCGTTGGCGGCGCACTGTTTTTACCTGAAAACCAGCGACGAAGCGGCAATCGTTAACAAGTTCATTACAACAACCACGGAACCGTGTGCCACGTGCGACATAACGTGGAAAAAAATGCAGTATTTGTGGAAACTGTTTCTGGAAGACGAAAAACTGCCGTACATTATATTCACAAATCAACTTAAAACGCGGCTCACGACAATCATACCGAATAGTCAGACTGCTACCACTTCTGCAAGTGCCGTGGACGGTTGCGAAGATGAAAATTCGCATTCGGACGTCGTATTTACGGGATTAACCAGCAAGCACCTCCCCATCGTCAGCGAATTTCTATCATTCTGGTCCGAAACTATCGTTATTAACAACAACAACAACAACAATAATATTAATGACGGTGCGTACGAGGAGGACGAGTTAGAGGTGGACGAATTAACCGTTTTATTTACAAATTATATGAAAACGCGAAAATATTCACATAAAAATATATTCGGCGTCAACATAACCGACCAATTTGTTGGTGGTTTAGTGAAACATTTTTTCAGCGACGTACAAATTGAAGACGACAAATACATTATGAATGTCTCGTCAACAATGTGGAATAAAAAAGACGACATTATACAGTCGCTCACTGGCACAGTGTGGCGACCGAGTCATCACCCACATAGCCACCCACATAGCACCGATGCCAATGACAATATAGTATTGGACGACAACGATACGTGCAGCAGCGATCATGACCAAATTCAACAACAGCAGCCGCAGTCTCCGCACATGACGATATATAATGCGTATGAGCGGTACTGTGCCTGTTCATACTCTCGCAAGTCGTATGTTGTGAGCAAGCGCTATTTTGAGAAGTACTACGATGTGCTCATGTCGAGTTCGTAATTTAAGTAAGTTAAGACCAAACTACAACAGGTCCGGTTCCATTTGGCCATTCGGCGTATGCAACCGCCTTTGTAGTTGGACGGTCCAGTGCCAGCAAGATTTCAAGTGCGTGTTTTCGTCGGTCGACGCTGCTCATTTGGTTAGGCACACTTGTGTGAATTCGGCGCGTGATTTGTTTGAACCGCCATTCGAACTGCAATGCCGCGTTCCATGTTGGAAACCCTTCGATATAACAAACTCGCGACCAAGTTTCGCCGCGAGCGACGCGAGTGCCGGTAGCTACAGCTCCTCCTGCCAATTCCTTATTGTGCTGGCGCAACCGTCTGTTTACATCGGTTGTAGCGCCAACATACGTGGCGCGCTTGCCGGACGATTCCAATAAATATACATAAAAATGCTGTTGTTGTGGTTGTTGTGGTTGTTGTGGTTGTTGTGGTTGTCGTGGTTCATCGACTACTTCGCAATCTTCTATTATTTTTGCCATTACGATGTGTATAATATTTATAATATTTATAATATAAATATTATATAAATATATTTATTTCGGTATGTTTCATGTATTATGAACCACGCCTTGAGCGTAAATTGTATTTAGATTGTACCTGAACTTTTGTATTTGATTTTGAATGACACTCTTGGTCGTGACATTTTCGAGAACCATCCTTGCATCGCTTGATCTTAATGTACGCTTTTTTGGTTACGCATTTCTTGTTATGGCACCGACGTTTACCAACGGCGCACCTTTTACTTTTTGATGGCATGTTATTGTAAGTTTTAATATACAATATACAGTATATAATATTTTAAATTTATTTTAAATTATTATTTATTTGCTAAATCATTAAAAACTTAAAAACAACAAATGATTTATTATTTTTATTATTATTATTATTATTATTATTATTATTATTATTATTTAATTGTTATTTAATTGTTATAGGGCTGACGCGGCGTGCGACAATTGTAACGCGTCTTGACCCAAATATACGTGCTTGCATACCGACTTCACAATTTTACGCACGTCCTTTTCCCCCGTTGTATCGGCCAGCGTTTTAAGAAGCAGCGTATTGTATTGCAGCTGCAATTTCTCGTCGCAGTGTATATCCGGAAGGCCGTTCTTCCAGTTCTGAACAGAAACTATTTGCTTGTAGGCGATATCGTTGACGCTTTTACGAATGTGCTCCTGGGTCTCGTCGCGGCCCCATTGCTCATTATCTTTCACGTAAAGAATGTCGCGCTTCAAGTCGGTGCAGTGAATTGGACGCTTACACACGTCCATCCCGTTCAAACCCTGCACCAGAACGTTTGTAATGCTTTCAACCAGTCCGCGCTCGCCCGTTAAATTCAAGTCCTGCATGGTAATTTTGAGAGAATTAACAAAATCCGATATATTAATTGCATCCTTGCACTGCTCGTTAAGAAACACGTTGATATTGAATTTGTTGTGTGTGGTATTCATTATCAGCGTGTTTCCAATGCGCGGAACAATTTCTTTAATAAACTTCATCATTTCCGCATTATCTTTAAGCAGCTTATCAATTATTGCCCGGTCGCCGGTCGCCGCCGCGCAATCATCGCCGTCGTCGTCATTTGCGACATCTGCATTAACGGTGTCGCTGAGTTTATGTAACTGCGTGCATTTTTTTTCGTGATACCACAGGCTACTACGTGCGCTATACGTTTTATAACATACTTTGCATTGGTACGCGGCGGGCAATTTATGTTCATCTTGCGACTTTTCTAATTTCGGCTTGTAACATGCCGCGTTTACACTTATTTCTCCGGTTGTTTCAACGTCATCGTAACCGTTGCCAGCGCATCTAACTCGTTTATTATGTTTTTTTGTGGACGTATGTCGATGATATTCGCTTAATTTGCAGCTTTTGAAACCACACACAGTGCATTCATAATTCATAATATAATATATTAATTATCTATTATTATTATTATTATTATTATTAGTATTAAATATTATTAAATTATTGAGATAATAATATTTTTCACTCACAATATATTTAATATTTAATATATATTGTTTAAACGATTAAACTTGCACTACATGGGTGGGGGAGGGGGGGGGCATGTCCCCCTACCCATTAAAACCACTGATCAATTCGCCGTTTTGGTACACTTTGCACTTGAAATTCTGTTTTGCGGGCCGTTTGCAGACCATGTTATTGCTTCTAAGCTCGTTGAAAAATAGCAATGACGCATTTCCACTTGCAAGGAACATGAAAACCACGCCAAACGAGAGAACTGCACCGATGGCCGTTCCCAGTATTATACTAAGTGGATTTGTGCATTTGTAATAAAGGGTCATGAACGTGTCGGTTACGTATAGCACGGTGAGCAGCCCCATTACACCGTAGTTATAAGTGTCGTTTGTTACCATTGGGTATATTAAATAGACAAATGTGTAGGCTATAATCGCGCTATTTAATGCCGGATTGTGTATCGATTTATCGCCCATCGGATAATCAAAAATATGGCACATGACATCTGTATTATATTCACCATTATCTGTTCCAAGTATCATGGCAATAATATAGATAACAAGCGAGAGCATTAGTATGCACGCCAGGTATACAAACCCCTTAATACCCCATTGACTATCGAATAATGAAACCGATACTAAAAAGAATACCAGGAAAAATGGAGACAAACGTGAAACAAGTTTCAAATAATTTATAATTGTTGGGCCAATTCCATTCATAATTTAATTTTTAATAATAATAATAATAATAATAATAATAATAATAATAATACTATATAATATAAATATTATTATTAATAATAATAAATTATATAATTTATATCCGATAAATAATAAAATGTCATACGACGAGCACAATATAAATATAATCCCAACCCCAACAATAACATCAATACCCCAAGATGCCGAACTAAATAATTTAATAATGAAGGTGCGTAAAGTAATAAAGGAGGCTAATCATAACGAGCTGCGATATCCAGAACTGAACAACATAACAACGTATGGCGAACTCATTGCGTGGATTAATAAGCATTATCGATGTTTTTATTCGGTGTTTCAATTAGATTTGTTGCACATTTTGGCTACCACCACCACAAATATAATATCATAATAACTATAATCAACCCCATATTTGGTATTCTTTTGTTAACGTTGCATCATTATGAAGGGAAAATGTCTTATTTTCGGTAGAGAAAAAATTAGGATACAAGATGCTCCAATCCAATCCGTCATCGAATAACCCTAAACTGGTATAGATATAACCAATCAATGCGCTACAAAAGAACCGGCTTGTTTTCTGTGGGTTCGGGTCCCTTTTGCAGTAGGCTTCAATCCAGTCAGCAACAACAACGTCGTACGGCTTGTTGTAAACCACGCCGTGAATTTCTCTCAATCGATCCGTGTTGAATATCTTGTCGTAGTCTTCGTGCCGTTTAAACTCAATTCTCCGCGAGTATATCTTTCCTCCGTACGTTTGAACGAAATGATCAAGTGGGATAAATTGAACACCAAACTTTTTCACACCATCTTCCGAGTCGGGGACGTCCGATATACCCGATGTCCACACAAATGTCCCCTTTAATGGCACGTCCGTGAAAACGGGATCAACCACAATCATTCCGATGTGAGAGAAATCGCTCTTGGTCATAAATTTTATAAGCCAACTAAATAGCCCCCATGAATTGTACTGTAAATCATCGCACAATAGTAAATCGCCGGTCCTTAATGACTTTTTCAATTCGTCCATCTGTTATATTATTTTTAGTAGTAATAATATAAAATAAAATAAAATATGGTGGATTTGATTTAATATTTATGATTTACGATGTGCCATTTGGATGCAAGCACCCATGCACCTTTTTTTCTCGCTTCTAGAAAGAAGCCTAGGTCCTCTCCTTGAAAACCCATGAATACGCCATTTACAAATTTTTCAGGTATCTTCTCCGAGCGCAGGTCGATACAAGTGCAACCCATTCCCGCGAATGCACACGTTTGAAAAGGAAGTATACCATACGTAACGGGTTGAATGGATGGTGGATTATCAAACCCTAAAATTGGTATCATGGATGCCCATCTGAATGGATATGCCACGCATGATATATCGGCGATCGCGGTTCCAAATAACAAGCATAAAAGTGTGTACCATTCTACTTCAATATCTGAATCGATAAATATCAGCTTGTCATAATTATTATTTCGTGCATATTCTAATGCTTTATTACGTTTATCGGCAATTCCAGTTATATTGTGTCTGGTCCCTTGAGATATTTCATAATCGTCTACTTCTAAATACTGGTTGTTGGTGTTGTTGGTGTTTAAGTTCATAAATTTTTTACACAGCAAATCTTTTTTTCTAAATATGCCGATTATATCTTTGGTTGCAACAATGTCAGTTTTTTCGAGATGCCCCACGCAATTGTGGAGTTCTGCAACCCGTTCATCGATGCAGCATATGGCCACGAGTATTTTTTGACGTTTAATGTAAAAAAATAAACCGAATATTATGATTATGGCTAATCCCAATACAGTTAATAATACAGTTAACAATGTTATAAAAACAGTTGACGGCATTATGTATGTCTCAGTATGTATGTACGTATATGTATGTATATGTATGTATATGTATGCGATATGTAAATATCAAATAAATATAATTAATTAAAAAATTAAAATTCCGAGTCCGACGTTCGGTTGCCTCCTCTGGTATTGAGGTAGTTAATCTGTTCGGTGCTCATGCACGCGCAACCGGTGCTTGAGCTGTACGGCCCGGGGCAGCATTCCGGCTTGAACTGATTGTTTTGAAAAAAGAACAGCTCACCATCAGGAAGCGGTACCGCGGTTCCAACATACGTGTTGGATTTGCAGCTGGTTGGTTGATACCCCAAATCGCTGGAATATTTTCCCGCTTTGCTGATCCAGCTGCCGGCTACATCTGAATTATTCTCTCCATCGCGATACTGGGAATAATCGCTGAATGGCTCCGCGTGCTGGTTTGTAGCCGCAGCCGCTTTCTTGGGCGGCGCAGGGACGGGACCGGGTACCTCGCCGGCATTACCGTTCATTCCAAGCAATGCCGCGACATCCGAGTTAGCGAGGTCCGGCGTAGGCATCACTGCACTTGCCATGGCGGCATCAGCACCCGAACCAGAAGTGGCATCAACGACATCGCCCTCAGCGGTTTCACTAAATGCTTCTGAAATCGGAACCTTAGCGCACGAGCACAGCAAATGTCCTCCCAACACCATTCCGAGTAAGATTGCAATAATAATAACTTCAAGTCGAAGTGTCATTCCAAACACACGTATTTCCATTGTGAAAATTAATAATAATAATAATAATAATAATATATATGAATTAATGATATTTTATTATTTATAAATCGCGAATTAAAATGAATAAAAATAAAAATAAAACAAACCAAAAAATTAGTGTTTATAAATTAACAATCCGGCTAGTATTACAATAAGCGCTGTAAATAATACACTTATAAATAAATTTCGCCGAATGTCCATCATCGAGTTTAATGTAAATAATCCCTTAATATCGTACATATTTCCAATTGCTTGGCAGTTTGTGACAACTCCATACAAAAGTATGATAATAACAAGGGCGCGTAAACCTATCAATGCAACGCCTTTTGGTTTAAAAGGGCCAGTGATAAATACAATTATTAGTAAAAATGCGCTGACAACCGAAATGCACGTTGATTTCGTACTTTCTAAAAAGTCGTGCAAGTGTTTAGATGTCGCAGCATTCTGCGCGTCAGTTGGCGCAATTTGGTCTGTTTTTAATGTTGGCATTCTCAATATATATTTTTAATTTATTTATTTATTTATTTAATAATTTATTTATTTATTTATTTAATTTTATGAAGATACTTTCATTAATTAATAATAAAATAAAAATTATAATATTATAATTAATTATAGTTTATAAATTTATAATTAATTATTTTAATATGCATAAAGGAACTCTATTTCTCCTGGTTCTACTTATCGTGATCTTAGCGTCGTCAATGGTGTTTGGTAATTTCGGCGCGCTAGAAGGCGCTATCGGACATCGTGTTGGCCATAACAATAACCCCCACTTGCCCCCGTGCACTGGAGAGAATTGCCGTTCTTAATTTAAATTTAATTACGTAGTTGCGTGTTCGAATGCTTCAATTTGCTCAGTGGGTATAATCGGATTTTCATTCTGCTGGACCGCATAGTCGCGCCCGATATTTTGTTTAGCGGCGGCGGTTCGCACTATATTTTCCATAATTACATTGGTACTGGCCTTGAGTGTGGAGAGATTGGCTTGCAGATTTGCGAGCATGATCTCTTCAACAATTGCGTGCAGCAACGACATTCCTTTATAGAAATCGCGTTCGCATTCGGAGTACAGTCGAAGAATTGTCTCGCGCGTTTGATTGATTAGCGTGTCCAGCATATCATACGTAAGATTGGGATGTATCGTAATAACTGGCTCGCTAGTGCCACCAGTACCACCAGATGGCGGGGCAACTATCAAAAAAACTTTATCTATAATTTCAAGTAATTTGTAACGTGTGCTATTTGCGTTGCGCTTCATGGTCTCAATGTGTGCCGCATAATTGGAAAAGGCGCCGCTGGATCGCGGCACTTGATGCATTATATTGGAACTGAATTTACCGCTGAAGTTTTTTGCAGACGCTTTCAAATACTTATCAGATGCTTCCGCATTTTGTCGCGCGACCTCCGTTTCGCGTTTTATATAGTCACTTTCATCAATAGGTGGATATCCCCGATATCTGTCATATTCCATACCCGAACTTGATTTGGATTGAATGGGTGCCGGAGGCGATAACTTAACTTCTGCACCGCACTCCTCCGGATATCGCGCACTCAACGACATAATATTAATATCTCCAAAACTCTTAATATTATCCGGTTTACTTGTATCCCCCGTAAACGCAACATATAGTTTTTTCAAATCAGACTCGTATTTCGCCTGCATGCCAATACTCTTGCCGGTGAACTCTCCCATATTATCGTCGTATACGTCATTGTAAAGCCGGTCCAAATATGCCATCCCGGGCTGTTTTAGTAACGGGTTTTGCCCGTTGGGTGACGCGTACACCGAACACACGGTGGGTTGAATTCGAGCGATTTTATCGGTGCCCTGCAATTTAGTTGCGCCAAGTAGTGCATCAATGCGAACGTTGCAAAAATTATCATTGTCTCCACCTGCGCCACCAACTACCCCCGATACCAATCCAGCAGCCCCCACATTTGACGATGACACCGGGTTCCAATTCGGAGAAACTGTGGTAATAATCGCCGCAAACATGTGCGCAATCCGAACATAAAAACGCGCAATTCCCTTGCACATTAATAGTTTTTTATCGCGCATACCACTTTCTATCATTTTGAAATCGTTTTTTGAAATATACATTGCGTCTTTATTTGCACCCATTGCTAAATTTTTAATTTCAACCGTTGTAAAATTATCTGCAAGTATATCTTTGGTTAATATCATCAAATTATTGCAATATTCTTCACTCACAAGATTTTTAAGTTCTTTAAATTTTTGACCAAGAATAAATTTTGTAGCTACCACATTTATTTTATTTTTAAAATCGTCACCTGACGACGATTGTGTAGATTTAGATGCACCATTTCCCATTTTATATTGTAAGTGTAAGTATATGATAATGATAATATGATAATATGATATAATATACACATTTATTTTATTTAATTAAAAATTGAATTTAAATATATTACACCATAATTTATTTAACAAGTTAAGTTTGGTAAGAAATCTAAATCTAAATATGCATCATTCGTGTGCGTCCAATGTTCCCGTAATTGCGTTATTTAAACCCTCCTGCGGTAAATCGCGAACAAGGCACGCGACCATCTCTACAGCTTCCAATTTATCATCATCGTCGCCCACGATAGCGCCGTTATTGTCGGTAGATGCTTCAACCGGCCAAAAAATGTCGCGGAGACGGAACCGCGATTTATGGAACAAAATAGATGCCGAGTTTTTACAACCATATCTTTCCAACGAATGCGGCGAATTATCATTGTCACATTTAGCGTCATCTACATGCGCCCCCGCATCCACGTGCGCCACACCCGCATCTGAAAATGAGTGTGAACAAACGTGTCCACGGACACAGCCAGACAATCGCATCGAATGCGTGTATCGCAGCAACGGAATGAGGGAATATTGCGACGCGTGCAACTCAACCGTATCTGTAACGGATGAGGGTTTTATGGCGTGCTCAAACCCAATGTGCAGCATAATCTATAAAGACGTGCTGGACCACAGCGCCGAGTGGCGCTATTATGGCGCGGATAATAACCAGCTTAATGATCCTACGCGATGTGGCATGCCGGTTAATCCGCTCCTGGTTGAATCGTCGTATGGCTGTAAAGTTCTCTGCGACGGCCCAAGCTCGTACGAGATGCGAAAAATACGGCGATACTCGGAGTGGCAGGCAATGCCGTACCGCGAAAAAGCCCAGTACGATGAGTTCCAGCGCATCACAATTGTGGCGCACAATAATGAAATTCCTAAAATAATCATAGATGAAGCGCTGCGGCATCACAAGCGCATTTCAGAGCACAAAACATTCAGGGGACTAAATCGTGACGGAGTTATTGCGGCATCGGTGTACGTGGCGTGCCGAATCCACAACTGCCCGCGGACCGCAAAAGAAATTGCCACCATCTTTTCGCTGGATATTACAAGCGCGACACGCGGGTGCAAAAACGCGCTCGTAATTATCAACGAGTTGGAATGCGACATGGTGAATTCTGACAAGACGTCGTTCTGTAAAACCACCCCCAACGCATTTATCGACCGGTATTGCAGTCGGCTGAACATGAACGCGGAGCTTACCCAGGTGTGCATGTTTATTGCTGCGCGGATAGACAAGCGCCAACTGATCCCGGAAAATACGCCGCATTCCATCGCTGCCGGAATTGTGTATTTTATAGCGCAAACGTGCGGTCTAAATATAAGCAAGCGGGACGTTAATCGGGTTAGCGAAATAAGCGAGGTGACAATTAATAAGTGCTTCAAAAAATTGGACGCGCATCTCGGCGATTTGGTTCCAAAATCTATCATCGCAAAATACACAAAAAGTAATTAATAAATTCATGATGCGTGCGCGCGCATCATGAGTGGGTGAATGGAATGGGTGAATGGGTGAATGGGTTTATGAATGAGTTAAATATTCCATTTTTTTATCTTGTGGTATACTATTTCCAATCAACCGACGAACCAAAAGCAATGGCTGAATCTACTACGGTGCCGCCGCCGCCGCCGCCGCCACCGCTACAAAATAGTGTCATACCAAAAATAGTTTTTATTGTGCCATATCGCGATAGAGTGCCTCACAAAACATTTTTTACGAATTATACCATCAATGTAATTATGCGCGAGTATACTTTGAACCACGATTACGCAATATATTTCGCTCACCAAAAAGATGCGCGACCATTTAATCGCGGGGCAATGAAAAATATAGGATTTTTAGCAATAAAATACAAATATCCGGCAGACTATAAAAATATGACGTTTGTGTTCAACGATATCGATACCGTTCCATACGATAAAGCCATTCTGGATTATGAAACAACTCGTGGCAAAATAAAGCACTTTTATGGGTTCACATACGCACTTGGTGGAATTTTTTCAATTAATGGCGATGATTTCGAGCGCATTGGCGGGTTTCCCAATTTCTGGGCGTGGGGGTGTGAAGACAATTGTATCTATAATCGCGCAATTGCGTCCGGTATTGCGGTTGATCGCAGCACGTTTTTTCCAATTGGCGACCAGCGCATTTTACAATTGTACGACGGCGCAACACGCAGCATTTGCAGATCCGAGGCCTTATCCGCGCAGCGGAGAACAACAACGGAAAACCTCCTCACAATTCGTAATTTAACATTTGATTTCAATTCTAGCGACATGTGCATTGATGTTACGCGATTTGATACGGCGGTTGACCCCCAATCGTTAAAACTAGAAACTCAGAATATAATGTTGAACCCACATATCGATCTGAAACCGGCAATAAAGCAGATGCAAATGGAAAGCAATATAAGAAATGTAATGTCGACACCAGTGCCGCCGGCGAAACCCCAAGTTCATCAAGTTCATCAAGTTCATCAAGTTCATCTAAATTCCATTCTTCGCAGACCGTTTATGATGGGATCATATAATAACCGGTAATAAAATAAAAATAACAACAACAATAACCCCAACAACAAACAATTATTACCTAAAACCCATCTTCTCCAAATACAAATGTTGCGTCATCCACTCGCTTATCTGCCAGCGCGTATTCGCCCACCCGCTTCTCGAAAAAATTGGTTTTTCCTTCAATACTTATCATTTCCATGAAATCAAACGGGTTCGTTGACCCGTATATTTTATCGTACCCGAGCTGAGCGACAAGTCGGTCGGCTACAAATTCAATGTACTGGTTCATTAACTTGGCGTTCATTCCTATGAGCCGGCACGGAAGCGCATCGCAAATAAATTCTTGTTCTATGGATACCGCCTCTTTAATTATTTCGCAAATTTTGGCGCGCGGCAGACGTTTCGGTTTTGGGGTTTTTTTATACATCAGCACTGCAAACTCGGTGTGCAAAGCTTCGTCTCGTGAAATCAGTTCGTTGCTGAATGTGAGCCCTGGCAACAGTCCGCGCTTTTTCATCCAGTAGATCGCGCAGAACGCACCAGAAAAGAATATGCCTTCAACGCATGCGAACCCCAGCAACCGCGTTAGAAACGAGCTGCGTTTATCGTGGATCCAGCGCACCGCCCAGTCCGATTTTTTCTTTATGCATGGAAATGCGTCAATTGCGTTGAACAGCTTGTCCCGAGTTGGCGCGTCTTTTACGTACGTGTCTATCAGCAAGCTGTACACTTCGCTGTGAATATTTTCCATGGCGATTTGAAATCCGTAGAACGCGCGCGCTTCTGCCAGCTGAACGTCTCCCATAAATCTTAGCGCGAGATTTTCAAGCACGATGCCGTCGCTGGCTGCAAAAAAAGCCAGTATCATTGATAAAAAATATCGCTCATCGTTTGTGAGATCGTTGTTCCAATGCGCCACATCTTTTGACAAGTCTATTTCTTCCGCCCTCCAAAAACAGTCAACCTGTTTTTTATACATTTTCCATATTGAATCGTCCTGGAGCGGGAACAGCACGTATCTGTGAGACGAATTTGAATTTGAGAGAGTTTGTGTAGTTGCTGCCGCTGCATCTCGTTCTTTATCGTCGGGACCAGATTGCGCCATCTCATTACCATTACAGTCGGTAGTTACAGTTGCATCCACGATATCATCGCTAGCCGCATTTGTATCGGGTGGGGAAGAAGATATAAATATCGTGGACATGGTGGTTGTATGGTGTGGGAATGTATGAATGAATGTTTGGGATTGTTTCTAAATTGTCTTAACATTTTATTTATTTAGTTACAAAATATGCGCCACCGCCACCGCTACTGTAAGAGATAAAACTCAACAAGCGGTTACTCCAATGCGCTTGCTTCTTGCTGCTGAAACGATCAGATCTGTCAAAATTCAGAGAGGTCGGATAGTACTTTTTTCCATCTAGCAAGTTCTGTAAAAATGGCGGTTTGATCCGATTGCATTTTACCACCGGTGCCCGCACCCGCTACATCACTTGGTACAGTTATTGTATTTAGTGAAATTAAAAGCGAATGCATGTGCTTCACAATTGCAGCAGCGGTTTCCTTGCGATTGCGAATATGGGTTAAATATCCATCGAGTATGGGTGATAACTCCCGATTTTTAACAACCTGCGCGGTTAAAACTTTAGCCTTGTGTACTATTTCGTTCTCTAACATGTCAATTCGCGCATTCTGCAGTAATTGTTGTTTATCGCTAAGCGCAACATCGGGTCCGGTCATGGTGGATGGGGGGGGTACGCGGGTTGTTTATTTAAATGAAATGAACGATTTATGATTTATTATAATTAAAATTTATTATTTATATTAATTAATAAATTAATAATTATAATAAATTTTAATACTATAAATAATAATATTAATAGTAATAACAATAAGACATAAAATACATAAAATACATAAATGAACATTAATTTTTATAATGTGCGATCTGCAATCACACCGCTGTTACAAAACAAGTATGTGATGTATGCGGTGTTAGTAATTGCAATTCTAAACATTATTGGCTATTTAGCAGTAAAAAATATGGATGCTGTGCTTTTCTTTATATTAGTTGGGTTATTAACCGTATATTTCAGCAGAAACATGATCATAGTGCTGATAATATGCATTGTAAGCACAAACTTTTATATCGGAACCACTCGCATTGTATCAGGCTTCACTGCATCAAAAGAGGGACTGGAAAATCAGGACGGCGAAGATGCCGCCGATGAAGGCGATGAAGGCGATGAAGGCGATGAAGGCGATGAAACAGAAACAGGTATCGAGCCAAATACCGGTATGAAGGAGAAGAATACCGGGATGAAGGAGAAGAATACCGGGATGAAGGAGAAGAATACCGGGATGAAGGAGAAGAATACCGGGATGAAAGCCGGGATGAAGGAGAAGAATACCGGGATGAAAGCCGGGATGAAGGAGAAGAATACCGGGATGAAGGAGAAGAATACCGGGATGAAAGCCGGGATGAAGGAGAAGAATACTAAAATGAAACCTAAAGCCGGTATGCAGAATTTGAAACCCGCGTCACTGAACGAGAATGACGACGACGATGACGACAATAATAAGTACGAGAGTGGCGGCGGCAATGGTGGCGACGATCATTCGAAAATTAGTGCGAGCAAAGGAAATCGGGTAGACTATGCGCAAACGTTGGGTCAAGCGTACGATAATCTTCAAGGCATTATAGGCGAAGACGGAGTTAAGGGGCTTACCGAACAGACGAAGGGCCTTATGACGCAGCAAAAAGTTCTTATGAATAATATGAAGGATATGGAACCACTGCTTAAAAGCGCCCAGGGATTTATGAACCAGGTTGTCGGAAATGGTGGACTGGCCGGATTATCCAAATTGTTTGACGGGAAATTGTTTGGTGCAATTGCGCCATCCGTCGCAGATAATGGAAAAGATGTTGAAAATGAATGAATGAATGAATGAATGAATGAATGAATTATAAATTTGTAATTTTCCATCGATAAAAACCCAAAGTATAATTTATAATATAATATTTGATTTATATACGGACATATCTCAAATCAAATATTAGATATTTAAATATCACACTGCTGTGACATCCATCGCGCATAATGACAAAACGTTGTATAAAGGGCGTGCTGTGCGTTGAGAACATAACCTTGCTTTTATTTATAATATTGGCACTGCTGGTGTTTTTATTTTATAAGAACAGTGGCAATGGTGGTGGCAACGGTGGTGGCAATGGCAATGGTGGTAACGTGATGGGTCCTGCGGCTATTCCGGGATCGTCGGTAGGGATTATGGATTTCGGCATGTCCATTCCCAAGCCAAACACCTTTTTTACCAGCGATATTTCCGATGTGCTAACAAATCCGCACGCACCTCCTTTAAAAGACAATATGCTCATTTCAGGAATGGGGGTCGCAAGACATGGTGGTGGAGGTGGTGGAGGTGGTGGAGGTGGTGGTGGAGGAATACCCATTAACGTTGCCACCAGTGCGGCAGTGAACACTTCGTATCGCCAAGTGGGAATTCTTACCAGGGCGAACGCGTCCAATCAAGCCACCTCGTCCAGTGATCCCGTCATTATGCCTTTAATGGGTAAGCCGCTGTTTACGAGCCGCGACAAGTGGCTGTTTTACACCATAAGTGACAAAAATAATGCGATGAAATTACCCATCATTATAAAAGGGCGTAACGCCCTATCTGAAATTGGCGTGGATAACGTGTATGACGGCGATACAGTGTACGTTCAAGGATACAATGAAACATTTCGGGTTACACTGTATGAAAATTCAACCCCGCAATACATTCCGTTTCTGTAAATTATTATTATTAAATACATTGTTCCATTCATTCGCAATTGCAAAATCTACCTTGACCTTCACAGCATCTGAATTTTACCATCTTGTATAGTTGCGCGTACCCCGGATCATCACATTCGCCCGCATCTTCATCATTAAATAATATACCTATCATCATTTTTACAACAATAATATTGCATATCTCTTTATTTTTGAACTTTTTTTGAAACCCAGAACCGAATTTATCCATACAGTCAATTGAAAATGCGGTTGCTCTTATGGCACACCCAATAGTCTGTGATATATTTTCAACCCATTCTGGATTTTGATTTTTTGTCAGCTTGAGTATTTCAATCTTCAAACTTTCTTCAACTGGACACGAATATTGAATACCATAACTCTCATCTCCACACCCGGACCAAGTCCATTTATCTATGTCATTATCTGAAACTATTTTTGAAATGTTTTGTTTGAATGTTTCAACATGTGCTTCAAGGTCAGCTTCATTATCAAAATAAATATAATCCATATTTGTATTATATTTATTATAGTTATAATTTTAAACCTTAATAAGTGAAATCTATTATTAATTTACCCGAAACCAATAATCTATATTTATAGTTATATTATTATTATTATTATAAAACTTAATAAATAAATATAACCATGTATTGCAATTATGCAATTATAATACTTATAACTTATACACAAACCAACCAAACCAAACTAACCCAACAACCCAACAATATGAATTTTTTCGCGATGACATCACTATATAATGGCAATATTCCCGATATAAGTTTTTCATTCACAACTACGCGGCACCACCATGTTGCGCCAGTTGCCGATCATCTCGATCATCCCGATAATGGCGAATATAATGATCGCGGTGATTGCGATGGTGAGCCGGAAAATCGGTGCATCGTATCAAATTCAATCTATCATTACTTGTGCGAGAGCAAGAAAACGATAGAAACGTGCGATGTAGACGACTGGGATGCCATGAAAAAATATACAAATCCGTACGAATTCATTCACACCGTTGTACCCGGCCATAAGTGCGCAATTAGCAAATTAAAACCGTTATCGCGATCATTTTATAAAATGATTGAAATTATCAAGCACTGCAAATTGCTGCCGTACTGCGCAACTACCGCCATCCAGACATTTCACCTCGCAGAAGGCCCGGGTGGATTTATAGAGGCGCTGGTTCACATTCGATCCAACCAGGACGACGTGTACCACGGAATGACGCTGGTAGACGACCGATGTTTCAGTTGCCCGGGATGGAAAAAAAGCCGGGCGTTTTTAGACCGGAACCCGAATGTTCGATTGGAGTACGGGGCCGACGGGACCGGCGATCTCCTGAACATTTCAAATTATGACGCGTGCTGCACAAAATACTTGCAGCAAATGCAGTTTATATCCGCCGACGGCGGATTTGATTTCTCGTCCAATTTTAACAATCAGGAAACGCTTGCGCAAAATCTCATTGTTGCCGAAGTGCTCTACGCAATCAGCATGCAAAAACCGGGTGGGACGTTCGTACTGAAAATATTCGACATATTCACAAAGGTGACGGTTGATTTGCTGCATTTATTGTGCTGCGTGTACGACGACGTCATTATTTTCAAACCAAACACCAGCCGAATTGCGAATTCGGAAAAGTATGTAGTGTGTAAACAGTTTAATGTTCGCGATATGGCGATACACGCCGATCTTATTTCAAAATTTAGACATTTTTTTATCACGGTTGGAAAACCTCCTCCCTCTTCTTCTTCTTCTGCCGTGTCGAGCGTATTGTCGACGGAGCAACATAATTTACATTTATTAACGCGGATCGAAGAAATAAACGCAATTCTCGGCCAGCAACAAATTGAAAATATCGCAACTACCGTTTCGTTGATCCAGTCCAGAACGTATGATCGACTGGAAGCATATAAGCGGGCCAATATTCAAAAATGCATAACGTGGTGTGATCGGTATGACATTGCTTGCAATAAGACAACCGTTTCGACAAACACGTTTATACCATTTATATCAAATTAAAATTAAATAATATTTAATTATTTTATTATATAATATAGTTCGCTCATCATTCTCTCATTTTAATTATTTCATCATCTCATTCATCTATAAAATATGCAGGCATATCATCTATTCTAATCATATTTTGTTTCATTTTTTGTGTTATTTTTACACCCGAGACGATTTCGTATTTGGAAAATAACGGGTTTGCGAGCTGCGCCGACGGAATATGTTTATGAACCGTCCGCGCAATCATTTTATACAGTTTGAAATCCGGGTACCTCTCCTCTCCGCTCGATTTATACAATACGTTTCGCCCTTTATCGTCCGTAACCCATTCTGCAATCAGTGCGGCGATTGGATTGTTAGTGCTGCCGCCGCCGTAGCACCCCCGCTGGGTAAAATAGTCATAGATCGAGCATGCCAGTCTACACAGGTCGAAACTTGGGTTGGGTTCAATCCGCGGTTTAGCCTCATTCATGTACGGCTCAAAATTATACTGGGTGGCTGCATCCCCTTTTGGATGGAAGCTGTCGCTGCATATCGTGAGCGTCTTAAATTTATACACAGCTCTTCCAAAATCAATAATTTTAAATATTTTACCGTACGTTGGAACGCGGTAGTGTTTCCCGTCGTACAAATAATACAAGTATTCCTTGTCGGTTTCGACAAACATCACATTGTTTGTGTGCAAATCATTGTGGGTGAACCAGAACATTTTCTGGTATGCAATAAGTGTCATAATGATCTGCATAAATGCTGATCGCCACTCATCGATTGTTAATTCGGGGCTATCTTCTAATAACGAGTCGAGCGTATCGGTGCATTCCTCCATAAGGATCATATTTACCGGAAATGTCTTAATTTGAACATATACTTCGTCCTCTTCACCGTCATCTTCACTGTCCTCATCCTCGCCACCATCCTCGCCACCATCCTCGCCACCATCCTCGCCACCATCCTCGCCACCATCCTCGCCACCATCCTCTTCCCCGTCATCGTCACACTTCTCTTCCCCATCCTTCTCATTGGGAATTTCCATATTATCATTATTAGAATAGGACGACCTTGACGAATTTGACGACCGTGTGCAAGCCGTTCCAGTTTTTTCGCTTACACTCGTAATAACCAGTGTCTCTGGCACCTCAAATTGCTCTTGTGGATGCACCACCCCCTCCTGTGGCTGCGGATCAAACAACCCGTGCAAATTTTCGTCTACCGTATCAAATACTATTTCAAGAAGTTTATCGTGGCCATTGTTGCCACAATCATTACTGGCTGCTGCGGCGGCATCATCGACGCGACGATCGGAACAAAACTCCAGCTTGGGCTTATATGCCCGCCCAGACGTTTTTGAATTGTATGCGGCGCCATACATGTATTTTAAATTTTCTTCATATGTTTGGGCGCTATCCGGGTCCATCTCGTAGAGCACGCCATTATTTGCCTTAAAAAATCCACACTTGTGGAAAAACTCCAAATCGTCCATAATCGAAACTTCGAAATTGTGTTTGTGTGCCAAATACATTCCATAATAGTCTATTCCGTGGCAAAATCCGTGTGCGTGCATGGCCTTGCTGCTCAAAAACGTAAAAAACCCGTCAACGTATGCAGAGTTATTAGGGTCCATTGCTTTTTTATGACACGCGCCACCCGTAGCACCCGTCGATGCGTGCTGTGGTAGAGCCATGAGGGTAGCCTTATCGTGCGCCTCGTACTTTCCCGACAAGTATTTGATAGGGTCCAGCAATGGCGAATACTTTATAAATATCGGTTTTTCAATATTTGCATTTTTTGAAGATGCGGCGTCCGACGCGGTATCCGATACGATACCGGTTACATAATGCGGGTCAGCGCCGATGTCGAAATCATCGGCGCCTTGCTTGGCGTCTTGATCGTCTTGATCGTCTTGATCGTCTTGATCGTCTTGATCTTCGTCGATGCGTAGGTCGTGTAACATATATCGACCATTTAAACCGACGGTATTGTAATTTTTTTCAGTTAAGTTTAAAAACTGTGAATATATGGGTATATAACATTGCGCGTTTTCAATATCCAAAATGTCAATGCGCTCTATTTTATCCGTAGTTTTGAAATTATCTTTTCGATAACTAAATGAAAATTCCATGATGATGCTACTATGTTTTTATTTTTATGATATAATATTTTTATGTTATGATTTTAACTTATTATTTTTATTATTTATTTAATATTTTGTTCCAAAAAACGAGATAAGAAATTACCGCTTAAATACCTGGATTGCATGTTATGGTTCCTGTTAAATTTGTATTCGCAGCGGGTTAGCGACTTTCGAACCCTCCAGCCAGTTTCCATCGCGTTTAAAATAAATTTCATAATTACTATATTTTTTTTCCCGCGTTCGCAGCACTGTGATGCGGCAGCGGCAGTAGTATCAGTAGTATCATCAACTGCATCATTGCCGCCATCGCCACCGCAAATACAGTGACCGCACCCGCACCGAAATGCGGCCCTGTACTGCTGCCATTCAGACCGGGTAATAACATTCAGTTCTTCTAAACGTGTGTATATCGTATCTACCGTTTTAGAAGTGATGCCCGGTGATTTTGGCTTTATGGTCCAAATATCGTTATTCGTGCCGAATACCAATATAATGCGCTTGTTTATAACGGACAAACGCTTTATACTGCATCCAGTTTCGAGTATAATGTACAAACACTCCATGAATTTCAATATATCCGATATATCCGACGACATAATCTAATTATTTATTATCATACATACACATACGCTAATTATATATAACAGAATACCGCCCGAAACGAATACATTTAAATTAAATTAAATATTAAATAAAAATATTAATAATTAATTAATCGTTATTATTTTTTTAGTTTTAGGTTATTTCAATATTTCATCATTCATTCATTCATTCATTCATTCATTCATTCATTCATTCATTCATTCATTCATTCATTCATTCTATATTTTGCTCGTCGCGTTTGAATGTCGTCTGCATTTAAACATAAAACCACTAAACAAGTGTTGGCGGATGATCGAAATATAACCACACTTGACAGCGTTCACAAGGAAAAACAGGCAGAATTTAATTATATTAAAACTGTGTTAATTCCAAAATTAAAAGAAGAAAGGTGTGCTATAAAAAATCAGCTTAAGGATGTAGATCTCCCTCTGGAGATCATGCTCGAGAAAAAAGACCGTCTCACAGAACTTGCGGGATTGATAAGACAACACAACGCCATGATAAAAACGTATTATTTGAATAACAATAAATATATATTTTCATACTTTGAAACTAAAAAGGAAATCTCAAACACATCGTCGTCGCAACCCGCCGCAACAACGACGAGAAAATCGGAAACATTGGCACAATTGTCGCATTCAAACACGGTTCTCTCCATCGAACCTCTCTCCATCGAACCACCGTCAATGATTACCCCATCGAGTAAAACTCAAATTATAAACGCGTTTTTTAAGGTGAATAACCGGGGTGGTGGTAGCTGCGGTGGTGGCGGCGACGCCATTTCATTGTCAGGTTCAGATATATTGGCGGCATCGCACGCTGTTGGGACGCCAACTGCACCACCACAACCCACACCCACAACCACAACCACAACCACAACCACAACCACAACCACAACCACACCCACAACCACAACCACAACCACAACCACAACCACACCCACCACAAAACAGGAGTTGTACAAACTGAATTGCACCAACGTGCAGCAATATTTGCACAATATTGACCACTCGTACATTAATTTAGATCGTTACACGTACCGAACCGACATTTGCGCTCAGTGCAAACATGGTGAAATGGTTCCCATTGACAGCGAAGGCATTCTCGTTTGCAATAAATGTTCCAATTTTATCGTGTACTTTGTGGAAAACGAGAAACCGTCCTACAAGGAGCCACCCAAAGAGGCGTGCTTTTACGCGTACAAGCGCATCAATCATTTCAGAGAAATAATTGCACAATTTCAAGCAAAGGAAACGACCCAAATCGATCGTTCGATTATTGACGCAATCGAACACCAGATACGGAAGGAGCGTATAACACTGGACCAATTTACGGACACAAAGGCGAAAGAAATTCTGAAAAAATTGGGGTACAACAAGTACTACGAACACATCCCATTTATTAAGGACAAGCTGGGAATTAAACCGCCCGTGATGTCCCACGAACTGGAAGAAACGCTGTGCAATCTCTTTATGGAAATTCAGGGACCGTACGCGCGATTTTGCCCGGACGAACGCGTCAACTTTTTAAATTATTATTACACCATATATAAGCTGTGCGAGTTGCTCGGTCAGACCCAGTTTTTATCATTTTTTCCGATGCTAAAAGACCGGGACAAACGCATCGAACAGGATGAAATATGGAAGAATATATGCAAGGAACTGAAATGGATATTTATTCCAACCCAATAACCACATAAATATTATAATTATAAACATAATAATTATAATCACAACAATTGCAACAGTAGCGGCACTAGCAGCAGCAGCAGCAGCAGTAACAACTATGAACCATCAGCATCACCACCAGCACACCGAGTTACAAATACATGAACACATACTCGAAAAGCTAAACTACTTTATCAAGTTGAAGAAAATACCGAATATTATATTTCACGGAAGCAGTGGGTGCGGTAAGAACACCATTCTCTCAAAATTCCTTACCTCAATATATCAAGGCAATGCCTACATTATGAAAAACTATATTATGACTGTGAACTGCGCATACGGTCGCGGGATACGGTTCATCCGAGAAGATCTCAAATTCTTCGCAAAAACCAACGTGGATTTAATGGACGGTGAACGGTTTAAAACCATCGTGCTTCTGAACGCGGACAAGCTGACGATTGATGCGCAGTCGGCTCTTCGTCGGTGCATTGAGCTGTTCTGCCACTCCACCCGGTTCTTTATTGTTGTGGATGACAAAAATAAGTTGCTGAAGCCCATTCTCTCGCGGTTTTGCGACATTTACATTCCCGATAACGCCGACACAACCAACCTGCACCAATATAATTTAGAACGCGTGCTGGGCTTTGGATTATTAAACCGCGCCCGAATTACAAAATTATCCACTATTTTGACGGGTGCTCTCGTAATGGCGGCTGATTTGTCTGATTTACCGGCCGCGGCGGACCCAAAAACATATGCCACCACCATGCGACTTGCCGAGGATTTGTACGAAAAAGGGTATTGTGCTTTAGACGTTATTAAAATACTGGAAATGGAGCCCGATACCGACAACGAAGAAAATAACCTTAAAAAATACGAAATATTAATTGCCTTTAGCCGAGTAAAAAAGGAATTCCGAAATGAAAAATTATTAATGCTGTTTATTTTGTATTTTATGCAATTTCGTTCCGAATTGGATTTAAAAAATATTGCATTCATTTAAATAATTTAACTTTAAATATAAAATATAAAATGGACGATTACTCTATTTCTAATTTATACGAGTCGCGCAACGATTTTACCGCGCGACTCATATACATCCTCACGCCGCACATTGTCGACGGATTTAGGTCAATTTTCGACGAAGCGTGGAAACTGTGCACCGAGAACGAGGAAGAAAGCAAATACTTGATGACGTTCCAAAACTTTCTCTCGCGCGTTCCCAAATGGAATTCCACCATTATTGAACAAGAGTGCGAACGCATCAAGGAGCGCAGCTCGTGCGGGTACATTGATGATCTTATTGCGTGCGTGCACGTGGTCCAGCTGAAAAGCTTGACGTGCATGCGGGTGGGCATGAAGAACAAGAAAGTGAATGTGGAAGTGCCGAAAGTGTCGGATTTCGTGCACAGCGTCTACATAAATGCGGCCCGCAAATTGTACACCAACGTTTACTTGTACGAGCGCAACGTGCACTCGCTGCAGACGCAGCGCAACCGACGCGAAGTGGAAATCATTGTTCAAGAATGCATTATGAGCGCAATGCGCGATACCATCCCCATTGAAAAGTTACTTAAAAGCTACATGGATCCCACCATTGAGGAGGATGTGGAGATAAGCGAGACCACCAGCATCATCAACCAGGAGACCATTGTGGACAGCGCCAACGGTGACGGTGTTGACGTCGATATTTCCGATTCGGTCATGCCGGAACTCGCGCCATCGCGGACGGTGACGACGGATAAAATGTCGCCAAATGCGTTGGAGCGAGACGCCGACGCGGAGGCGATATCGGTGATGGAAGCCAAGGAGCGCGAGGCACTTAAAACTGCCGAAACGAAGGAGATCGAGAAAATGCGCGCAGTCCTCGCATCGGAAAATGGTGGTCGCGATGACGATGATGCGAATACGCCCACATCGGCGTCGCACGGCGTCAAGTTTAACGATGACGTCTCCGTTAAAACAGATGAAACGATTGGCGACAACGGTGAGGACAGCACGTTCCATGCAGCGGACGACGAGGGAGACGACGAAGATTATGGCGGTAGAGATGGAAGTGATCGGGGTGCGCTGCAAATCGGTGACAGCGTGTCCGATTTTGATTTAGGAATTGAAATGGTTGGGGGTGGTGGTGGTGGCGGTGGCAGGTCCGACATTAATATTTTAGGAGACATTGAAGTTCTCTCATAATCTCATAATCTCGTAATCTCATAATCCGAATAAATATAAAAAAATTGATTGATTGTAACTTTTTTACATTTATTAGTAGTAGTAACATCAGTATATCATCAAAAACAAGAAGAATGAGCCACGAAGATAAGGATACTATTTACGCTACCGGAAACGGTGTCAAGCTGGATGATTTGAAGGCTGTTTTGGGACAAGACATCATCAACCGAGACCTCAAGCCGACGGAAATTCAAGCCAGTCCATTTCGTGCAACTGAGGACAAAATTCGGCGCAGTTTTGAGGCGGTCGGAGGAGTTGACGTTTGTTGCGAAGAGACATCGTTTGGAACGGGCGAACTCGCAACTTTTGTCAAGCAGATTATCGAGACGTGCGAAAAAAATGGAGGAGATTTGCACAATGTGTGGAAAGCAGTGGCGCCACACAGGACGGAATTCGATTACACGTCAATTGTTGCATTCAAAAATGAAGAAATCGAGGCATTCTTTGAATGCACCATGAAATGCGCGATTTGTCCGCGGTCGGCTGCCGGAAAAATCGACCCCTTTGCAATTCCAATTGAATACACGCTGGTCCAGACTGTAAACGGCGTGAAAACAATTTTGGCGGAGAATGTCGCAGTTGACAACCCTACGCGATCGAGCATTGCGCAACAACCTGCGAAAAGGCGCGAGCTTCACCCAAGATACGTTTCGCTGCGTGCCTACAAAGAATGGCGCACCAAATCTGAACGAGGCTTCATGTAGATGGGATGGGCCTGGTCCTGCAGTGATCGCGGTAAAACAAAACAAATTTCAAGAAACCCGTTTTTTTACGCACTTGTCATCCACCGTAAATGTGGGCTGTTTCTCGTCTTGGGGGACTATTTTAATGATGCATTTCGATTTAGTTCCATAAAGCGGTTCGGTGCACCCCTTTTCCTTCTTATCTTTCTTATCCGAATTATCTTTCTTATCCGAATTATCCTTCTTATCCGCATTATCCGCATTATTCTTTTTTGTTTTATTGAACACTTTAAAATTAAAAAGCTTGTAGTTGTCTATATTTGCGGAATCGGCGGGTTTATTTTCGGAGACGGTGCACCGCGATCGGAAATGCTCGTAGCGTTCGCGCACGTCGCAGTACGTGAGTTTGCTAGTCTTGCCCAACATTTTATTAACTATTTCGTGAAGGCGGTAAACGTATCGAGAGAATGTCTCGCGGTTCTTCATATGGCATGCCTGAAGCGGAAACGTTTTGAAATTGTTGTGAAGGTTCATGCGGCAATACTTGCACGGCAAAATGTGTTGCAGGCTTATAATGAAGTCGCGGTACTGGTGCTGCTGCTGCCGGGTGGGGTTGACGGGGTAGTTAAAACTCATCGTGTGCAGAAAATGCCACATTCCCGGACCCCATACGCTGGTAAGCATCCCGTCACCGCTGCCATAATCGCGCTTTTTAAACGTGCGATTATGGATACCGCGACTACGTCGGCGATTATGTGTTGATGACGACATGTATTATTATTATTATATACATTATAAAATTATAAAATAAAATTATAAAATTATAAAATTAAATTAAATTATAAAATTATGTTTTAATAATTAAAAATTAAAAGTAAGCCATCTCCCTCTCTCTCTCTCTCTCAATAACCCATAAGCTTATTTAATATCATGCCAACAATAATACCGAGAGATAAATTCCCGGATAGAAACCCGACCGCGATGGTTATCAGGGTAACGAACCAGTGTTTATCAAACGCTTGCGGCGTAAATAGTGCCGGCCAGTCACCGGTCTTATAAACGACCAGCAACATAATTCCTATAATTGCGGCAATTGGAATTTCATTTACCGCCGGGGCCAGAAACATTGTGAGGATGATAAAAAGAACGCTGGTGACGATGGATGAAAATTGGGTCGTCGAGCCATTATCTGTGTTCAATCTGGTCTGCCCGACCAAAACGCATCCTCCGAACCCGCCTCCGAAACCGGAGACAATATTGGCAATACCCTGGGACAACGATTCCTTGAACGGATTTGCTTTTATGTGGAGATGGTCTTCCACGCCTTTCAGAGTAATGAGCGACTCCATTAGCCCGGCAAATGCCATGGATAGAGAGAATGGTGCCATTTTCATGAAATTAGACGGCGACGTCCAGTCCGCCTTTGGAATTTGAAATGATGGCAGGCTGGGCGTCATTTTCCCCAGATCTTTCACGCGAACCAGATCGTAATATTTAGAAAACATGAAGACGAAAGCCGTGATTGCAAACATCGCCATAAGACCACCTGGAATATGGATAACATTGGCATCCTTTTTAGTTAATTTTATATTAAATGCAATCACTCCGTATACCGCAATTCCAAGGGAAACAAGTGTGAATAAAATAGTGTTTGCCATTTTTATGCCTGTGAAAAATTCATGGTCCTTTGTCTTGAAATTTTCGAGCTGATTGACTGCAATTAATCCCGCCAAGGCGACCAAGAACCCGGACATTATGTTTTTTGGAATTTGGGATAAGTATTTGTATAATCCAGTGACGGATGCCAGAATTTGAAATATGCCGCCTAAAATGACGGTTGGGGTAATGAACTCCGCGCCGAGCAAAGTTTTCACGCCCACGATGGATGTTGCAACTGCCGCAGTTGATCCCGAAATGAGGGTTGGGCATCCTCCGATAATCGAAGTAATCAGCGAAATAATCATGGTGTTGTGTATTCCCGTCATGGGCGGAAGTCCGAGAATGGATGCGAACGCGATCGATTCCGGGATCAGAAGCAGGGCGATCGTAAGACCTGAAAAAAACTCATTAACCACATGGGCGGGATTTATAGACGATAAAGATGTTTCAAAATTC